GTTTTCTTCATTTGTGCTTTCGTTATCTGTGACTAAAACGTGAGAAGAATTAGTAGCGTTAGTAGCAGTTGAAGCATTTCCAGTTAAGCTACCAGAAAAAGCAGTGGCAGTAACCGTACCAGTACTCGGATTGTAAGTTAAATCGCCATCACTCTCTAATCCTAAATTACCACCGTCTACATCACCACCTGAAGTAAAAACAATAGCGTTATTTTCATTAGTGCTTTCATTATCAGTAATGGTAACTGTAGTAGCTACTGTTGCCACATCAGCCGTACCTGTTACGTTACCTGTTAACGCACCCGCAAATCCTGTAGCAGTTACTATACCAGTACTCGGATTATAAGTAAGATCCCCATCACTTTCTAATCCTAAATTACCACCGTCTACATCACCACCAGAAGTAAAGACAATAGCGTTATTTTCATTTGTACTTTCGTTATCTGTTATTGTAACTGTAGTGGCTACCGCAGCTGTTCCAGAAGTGTTTTGATTACCTGCTGTATTAACGCCCGGTAAATCAATATTACTTGTACCATCAAAAGATACACCACCTATATTTCTGGCTGTGGCTAAAGCTGTAGCAGTTCCTGCCTTCCCACTATAACCAGAGGAGGTAATAGTGCCTAGAGAGGAACCTGCATCTGCGAAAGTAATTGTTCCCCCATCTGCATCTAATGTAATATTACCCGAAGAATCAAAAGTAACAGTGCTTAGTGGAATATTACCACTATTATCTAAAGTAATCGCTTTAGATGCAGGTAAAGTACAAAAAACATCTTTAGTTCCTGCACTAAAATCAACTACATTATCACTGTTAGAACTTGATATGACATTAGCATTAGATCTACCTGTAAGAGTATCAGTAGAAGCATCCGTAATAGTTCCAAGACCTATTTCAAACTCATTCGCTGTTCTATGAACTATCGCATAGTAAGTTGTATTACCATCACCAATTCCTGCAACAAAAGTTTCAAAGTTACCAACCGCACCGGCTAAATTTATGGTTCCAGTTCCAGTACTCGTACTAGTCTCTTTAACACGATCATTAAGGACATGAGCCATTAAGCAATCCTTATTATCGCATTAGTCGCATCTGCTGTAGGGAAAACTACTTTGAAATCACCTGAACTTGATGATTTGTCAGCACCAAAATCCAAAACAACAACAGCGGGATCACCAGACGCTGAATCATTAAAAATTAAAGCACCTCTAGCTGTAATGGAAGAAGATGACCATGTTGCATCTCCAAAATCAGTAAAGGCTGTAGTGCCACTAGTATTAGGATCAACTCTAGTAAGAGTCTCTCCTTTTGCTGTGTAACCCGTACCACTTATTTCGTTAGACGTAGTATAAGCTGTAGTAGCCGCCGTAAAACTTGCACTATTAGTATACAAAGCTATTTGAAAAGTATTACCACCTGAGTTTTTAAAATTATGAGTGCCTTCTAAAAGTTCTTTTTTAAAAGAAGTACACATAAAATTTCCAGTAAAAGCCATTTTACAATCTCCTTATTAATTCAGCTAATTCTAGCTGACCTGCATCTTTAATTGCATTATATACAGTAGTTCTATCACTATTAATAGCTTCTTTCATGTAGTATGCAATTACTTTTTCTATGTCTTTAGCGTAAGCAAAAGCTTGATCTCGTAAAACAGGATCTACATTTTTAGAAATAGAAATTATTTTTTTAACACATTGTTCTGCAACTTCTTCAGGTGTAAATCCTCTGTTAGTGGTTGTTTTTACTTCAACTATAGGTTTGTCTCTAGGAACATCTATTTTTAAATCAAACATTATTGTTTCTGCCTTATTATTTTGCCAGTTCTATCTTCATCAGTAACTTCTTTTGCTTCACCTAGAAGTTTAACCCCCATTAAAGCTTCTTGAAACTTTTGATTATACATGGTCATTACGTCTTGTTCACCCTTCATAAAAATATAAGCTTCTATCAAAGAACCATATAGTAAAGCTATTTCTGCATTTTGACTAAGCCAAGTAGTTCCATCATCTGCACCACTTGTTAAACTTGCAGGTCGATAAAAATAATGTAATTCACCTGTATAAGTAGCATCAGGAGTAGGTGCAACTAAAAAATTAGTTACATCATAAACTGCATAATATTTAGGTCTACCCGTGCCTGTAGATTGAGGATTAAAAGTTTGCAAAAAACTTACGTCCTTAAAATCAACAAAATCTTTTGAAGGGCTAGAATCAGAAGCTAAGGCAAAACTTAAAGAAAAAGGAGCTAAAAAATCAGGAGGACACGCAAAAAACTCACTATTAGCCGAAATATTGGCAGTTGCGTTTTTTCTAAACAAACTAAGTTGAACACTTTTTAAAATTCTTTCTTCTGCAAGTCTAATAAAAACAGGTAAATTAGTTACAAAAGTAGTTTCTGTGTTTTCGGTATAATCTTGTATAGCTGTTTTAAGTTGTGAATAAGTAAAACTCATGGTGTGTTTGCTTGACCTCCCATGCCACTATGATTTGAACAATAGTAATACAATGTTGGAGCACCTGTAGCAACTGTTATTTGAGTTGTATATTGAGTATCATCTTTAACAACACCTATAGTATACTCTGTTCCTTCATTGTGTGTTCCATCAGACGTTGTAGAAAATCTAAACGGGTGAGAGGTAGCAGCGGACCAATCAAAAATATAAACACTTCCCTCTGACAGATCTAGAGTTGGTTGTCGTTCTCCACCAATATAAAAAACATTTGAGCCTAAATAACTTGCTACCGTTACTGTATATGTAGTGCTTGTTGAAGTCGTTGTTACTACACCTACTGTTCCTACAAAACCAGAGGCTTCTGTATTACTTTTTGGAAAGTAAGCTTGTGTTGGACTACCTACAGGATTATATCCATAAGTAACATTTCTTTCGGCTTCTAAATTTGTTTCTGGTCTTGCATTTCTCAAAGATTGAGGATCTACTATTCTTCTTTTAGGAAATAATTGAGGATGTTTAGGTTCGAACTCATCTGGTCCAACCAACAAACCATTCCATTCTTTTTTCATATCTTTTAATCTGTATCTAAAACCAGACCTATCAGATATACCATATGCTTTATTTCCTGATGCAAATTTACCCAACTCTATAAAATCCCAAATCTGGACTAATTGTAGTAGATGATCTATCCCTATCTTCTACAGCCGCCCTTTGGAATTCCTCCTCATATACTGATTTTAACAACTGAACTCTTTCAGGTGCTCTTTTTATAGAAATGTAATAAGCCAATCCTGCTGCTAAACAAGGATAAAATCTAAAAGGAACCTCCAATGTATTTGTGAAAGTATCTGCATCATTCATTCTTGTTAACGCATCATAATAAATAACGTCTGTACTATTTTCTGGAACAGGCCATATCTTCAAATTAGGCGTTAGTTGTCTATCTAAGAAAAATTGACTTGGCCTACCTGTTGTTGTTTTATTTGGTATAGATAAATAAGCATCTCTATTTATTCTATCTAAAGAGTAATAAGTAGAATCTCTTAAAACCGTGAGAGAAAGAATGTCAATTATGTCAGTAGATAAAGAATATTCAGAAGTACCAGAAGTTAAACTTTGCGTCCTTTGAATAATTGTCCATTGATTTAAACCTCTGTTCGCCCAATCTAATAACATTAAATTTAAAGATCTTTTTGCTGTTTTTAAATCGTATCCTGTTCTAACAGTTAATCCACACCTTTCAAATGCTTCTTCAATATAATCTGTTACATTAAGTTCAAAATCTGTACTTCCAGAAAGAGACATTTTATTCTTCCAATTTTGATATTTTTACATTTGATCTTTTTATAAAATCTTCCCATAAAGGTCTAATCATTTCATGATTAGCATTTACTTGAATAGCCATTACCTCTGTTCTTTTATCAACAGAAATTAAAGTAGCAACTATCCAAGCAATTGCCCCAAAACTACAAGAAACCGATAATCCAATTATGATTTCTCTAGTCATTATCCAAAAAATCCTGTAATAGAATCAATGTTTGTCAAAGTAACATGACACTCATCATCAAAAATCATTCCATGGTCAGGAATGGTTATTTGATTATCATCTGATTGATGAAATACCATAGATAACAAAGTACTACCACCACTTCCATTTTTGAACACAACAGCAGGAGAACCACTACCTGCTGTCTTAACATAGAAAGCTTTCAGCCTTATTCTGCCACCTTGAAGTGTTCCTGTTGAGGTGGCTGTTTTAGCAAATATTGAAGCAGCCATAATCTACTCCTTTAAGCAAATTGTACGTATTCAATTATAAATGTAAATGAACCTGCTGTAGTTGCATCTACCGTATTTGTGATATTACAATAAATAGTTCTCGCTGTATCAGTATATTGAGCTGAAGCAGGAGCAGTAGCAGCATTTTGAGTTTGTGCTACTAATGTAGTTGTAGTCACATTACCCACCACAACAGTTGTGCCACCATCTAAAATCTCATCTGTTATGGCTGCCACAATCTGAGCACCAGAACTAGATGTTCCAACTTCATATCCAATATCTCCTGTACCAATAGTAGGAGCAGTTACACATAAAATTTTAATATCTGTGATAATAGTATTTGCAGGTTGCGTAAATTCTCCAATAGCAGGACTATCCCCCGCAGTGGTATTCACAGTTACGCCCGTAGCAAAACCTACGTGCTTTGCATATTTATTAGTTACAATTCCAGTTGAAGCTATAGAAGCTACATCTGTTATAGCACCTGTAGTTGCATTTTTTGAAATTACTTTAAAACCGTTTTCTGAACGGACGGGACCGTTAAAGGTAGTATTAGCCATTTTATATCTCCTGTCTTGGCAAATGTCAGCTTTCGCTGTCAGTGATATTTAATCTTACACTATTTTTTTTCAAAACC